GCCCTGAGCGACGATGAATTGTGTCGCGTGACCACGGAAGAAAGTGAGAGAATTCGTTTACTCCAATTTGCTCTTATGCGCAAGTTTTTCCATAGTAGCATGTTACCCAGTGTTGTTCCCAAAATAGAAATCATAAAGTAAAAGAACCCTAGAGCTACCGGTTTCCCGGTAGCTCTAGGGGGCTGTATGTTTCAGCCAAAGTCAAGTAAGTGTGTTGTGTTTAGTTGAGGACGAAGTCGAGCATGTCGGAAGTCTGGTGCCAAGCTGGGCCACCGCCTTCACTCATCTTGTTAGCACCGGGTTTACGCATGGACATGTCTTGACCCAATACGTCATCTTCGATACCGAAGTCAGTGAACGCGTAGCTACAGCGTTGATCTTTCAACGGCGTGTTATCCACGCCACGGTGTTTGCCACGCCCCATGTTCAGGTAAGCAACCCCGTCAACGATTTGTTTTTGCAAGTTGGTTTCGAAGTCAACCTCTTGCGCAATCGTTTTACATTCGTTGTAGTACGCCCGATTGAGGATCGCGTCCAAGAACTGATTAGGACGATCACGTTCTATCGCCAAAGCTTCTGTGGAGAGCTGGTGCGGTGTGATGCCCATGATATCGTGGACGATGTTAAAGTTACGCACCCGTTTGAACAGGGCTTGTTTATCACGGCCAGTAATGCCACCCCCATCCATGCCTTTCGTGGAAATCATTGCCAAGTAGTCAATGGTACAAACTATGATTTCGTAGTCGTCAGCCTCTAAGCCCAGAATCATCGATTGGTAATCATCGAAGGTAAACTCATCTGGGTTAATGCGGAACATCAAGAAATGCCAACCATTACGAGAGAACTCTTCCCGCATGTATTTCGCCGCTTCGGAGGAATTAATCTCGCTCTTCCGGATGGTCTTTTGCAGTTTTGGTTCTAAGCATTGTTTGTACATGGTCTGAATGTTGATCGGCAGATCATTCTCAGACGAAATTAAAACAATGGCGGGTTTCTTTTTCGGGTTATTCAGATGTGGGATATTGTACTGCGCTACCGCACGGGTCATGCCCATGGCCAGACCGGATTTAAAGTGGTGTTGCAATCCACCGATCAGAATCTGTTCCCCACGCCGCCCGCCGCCTTGTTCCCCAAACATTCGGTTTAGGCCTTGCAGGTGGAACTTCATGATCTCTTCAGGTGAAATCGACCGCTGCGCTTTGGAGAAAATTGTTTTCAATGACTCTTCATCATTGAAGTCCACAAAGTCCATGACCCCACGCATATTCCTGACGTTATCGTCTTGGTTAATGGCGTACGGTTCGAAACGGTTAATAATTGAACGAGCAATGTCGTTCAGTTTAAAATCACTTTCACTATAGAGGACTTGCTTTGCCATATCTTGGAAGGATCGTTTAAACTGATTCTTCTTGGAGATTTCCTTTAGATCATCTATGAGCATACGACAATGGCGCTTGATCGCGTTTTCGTCCATATGCATATGTAGACTCTCTTCAATGGCATCCATGAGAGAAGCCTCATCCTCACAGATGATGCGTGCTGTCTGAAGGATCATTTCCTTAGATTCACGTAAGCCCTTATTGATTGACATTTTAATAATGAGGGCTTGCAAGTCTTCAAAGAATTCTTTTTTCTGTCCGCTATCCGCTGCTAACTTCTCAGGATTGATCGAACTCATTACTTCTTTCACTAATCCTGTGCTGTCACTCCCCGCACTGATTTGCGACTCCCAGTACAGGAGCGTGAGTGCATTGACGATTAGGAGTTTGTAGTTCATTTCATCCTCACTTGACTTTGTATGAGTATTTAGCTATTTTATTTGGTAGAGGGATTATGAAAATCACGCCTGTTAAACGATTAAATGTCACCATCGTTCCCAGTTGGTTGAATGAACTCGTGACCCTTTCTCCCGACCTTTGTTATTCTGATTTACTTTCGTATGATAAACTGTTAAACGATAAGGCTCGTATACTAACGGACGAGCAAATATTTATTTATGTGATAACGCAGAATTACCTCAATGCGTTCACGCATAAAAATTTCAGTGATCAGCAAAGTATTTCTGCCCGCGAAGATAACGCTGCTTTCATAGAACAACATCTGCCGGCAATACAAAAGGTTTCGGATAAGATCCGAATTGAAGATCACGTCAATAAACTCGGGGAAACTAAGAAAGTTGTCCTCAACGCTGCCACCCTGTTGTCCAAAGAATTTTATCAACCTTTATTGGTCGGTGAATGCAACTTGCTTCTTATAGGGAGCCTCTCTCCCATCTACACAGACAAGCGCGCTTACTATAATGCGCTGTTAGAGGAGGTATCCAAGGTATTGGATATGAGCGAGTTCAAAAGTTTCGAGTTGTTTAAACATTACCTGCGCGAATCCGTAGTGTAATAAAATTTTAGTTGTTATGTAATACTATTCGTCTCTACTATGTGTAATAGCATTATCTAACGCTGTTAAACTAGTTTCCAAAATAACGTTATTAAGGAAAAGCAAAAGATGGCACGTCCACGCAAAAGTGGCCTTGGCGACTCCGGCCAGGCAATTAAGGGATTGGTTGATAGCATTAAAAATGTTATCTCCATGAATTCCAATACCCTGCCTACGGGCAAAGGTGCCGGCGCGATGTCAATCGCTCTGGAAAGTTACGCCGAACTCGACGTAACCGCTGATGACATCGCGAGTACTCTGGACGGCCTTCAGGTTTCCCTGAAAGAAGCCCAGGACACAGCGGCGAAACTGGCAGAAGACATCAGCGGCGAAGAAGCTGGTGAGTCAGGCGGCATCGTCGACGGCGAGGCCGAAGGCATTCGCAAACACGGTGATGACGTTGCGCTTGAAGCAGCAGCTATCCTGGCGATGTCTTACCATAACCCACGCGCTTATTACCGCGATGGTTACGCGACCCCTTCGTTCGAATCTGGCACCATCGTTCATCACCAGGTAACTTCCGGTGCTAACGGTAGCATTCAGACTCTGAATGAAAAATCTCTGCCATCTTTCGAATCCTTCGATGAGAAAGAAACTGAGAAATGGCGCGAACACTCTTACGCAATCAACATGATGGTTGCTAAGCAGCACGAATTCGCAGAACTGTTCTACCGCACCTACGTCGTCACTCCGGATCAGGCTGGCTTCCAGCTGTCAATCCGTCGTAACGTTGTTTGGAACGGCTGGACTGGCGAAGGCCTGAGCGGCGAAGCGCAAGTTATCGTTAAACGTAACGTGCTTCAAGGCCTGCTGGACTTCACCACGCTGGAAACCAACAGCACCGAACTGATCCCAGTGATCCATGATGGCGAAAACGATGCGCAGTTCATCAACCCGTCTATCATCGAACCACAGTCTGTTGTTCAGGCTGGTGAAGAAATCAACACCAACTACCTGGCGTTCGACAACGGCGGCTTTAACCTGCTGATGCTGGCTCAGACTCCTTCACGTCTGAAAAAAGGTTCTCCGACCTTTACCGATTCTCTGGACAGCCGCATCGCGCTGAAAGAGCTTCTGCTGACCATCACCAAAGGTGGCGTCACTGAACTGGTATCCCTGGACGTTAACCGCGATCAGTACGCAGCATTCACTGCTACCCGCGAATACAACTTCCGTCAGACTCAGCTGAAATTCCACACCACTCTGGGCATGAACGCTTCTACCCTGACTGTGGCCGGTGCGGAATCCGCTCTGCTGAAACCACTGTTCGATGCTGGTTACCGCATTGAGCTGGACATCAAGATCGACGGTGAAATGAACGTTGAAACCGGTAACGGTGACATCTCTCTTCGTTCACTGAAATTCGCTCGCGTGTTCGACAAAGACAACAAAGAAATCGCGCTGACCGACGCACGTATTTCTTCTCTGGTAACTGGTCTGGCATTCGTAACTCCGGGTTATACCCTGGAAGCACGTCTGACTAACTACAACCAACTCGAACTGGGTATGCTGGTTGACTCCGACGTCATGAAACATGGCTTCATGATTCCAACCCTGCCTCCGCTGACTATCGTTAAGCCTGCGCTGAACGAAGAAGACAAAGTGTATCCGAAAATCGAAGCGCTGGTAGCAACTTACCGTCTGCGTATGCGTAACGATTCCGTGACCACTCTGCTGAACCGTGCGGATACCCTGAAAGCGTACCTGGGCGTTGATCAAGCGCATCCGATCGAGTCTAATCTGGGTCTGGAAGGTGTAGGTCAATACTACATCCGTCCTTACTTCAACGAACAGACTGTTGATATCCTGGCCGACCTGAACAACCTGACCTCAGCTGCTAAGCAGACTGATATCCAGGGCCTTCTGGTTTCCAAGATCAACGAAATGATCTACACCGCTGACCAGCAGACTGGTTACACAGCCGCACTGGAAACCTGTTTCCCAGGCCGTTCACCGAAACCACACGTGGCTATCGGTACCGACATGCGTCTGCCACAGTACCTGCAAATCCAGGGCGATGACCGTACCGTAGGCATTGGCTACGATTACACCATCGCGCGCATCTCTGACCTGCGTATGAAAGACAAGATCGTCATGTCCTTCATTCTGCCGAACATTGATGAACCGCACCCGATGCAGCACGGTGTACTCGGCTTCATCCCTGAGTACCTGGTTAACTTCCAGATGATCCGTAACCAACGCATCAGTCAGGAAATTCGTCTGACTCCGCGTTACCGTTACTTCAACTTCCTGCCGCTGATGCTGGTCATCAACGTCGTGAACCTGGAAGAAGCTATCGCTACCCGCACCGCAGTTGCTGTTGATAACCTCAACGGTGCTGACGCCGGTGGTAACAGCTAAGAGCGCCTGATCTCGCCAGTCTTGGCGTGACCAACGCTATCGCAAAACCCAGGGACTTCGGTCCCTGGGTTTTTTGTGTTTCTTTAAAAAATCTGACGTCTATATTACCTTAATGAGAGAGGTTTACTGTAATTAACCAAAGAGAAGGAACGCGACTTGTGAAACACGAAAATCCTAAACAGTTAGAGGGCAATCTAACTGATAAAAGATTCTTGTCGATTGTCAACGCGACCATGCGCAGAAGTCAGCTGCGTATTACCGTGGACATTAATAATTATCTGGGCAGAGATATCACCTGTATCAAACCAAATAGGGTGATGCATGAAATTTGTTCTGAGACCGATTTTGAGATTGGTCGGGCTTTGGTTATCAAGGTAACCGTAGAGGCCAAGCAGGACATAGTCAAAATTAACGCCGAGGAGGATTATTCTGAAGAGTTCTTGACTGAATTTTTCACTCGATATAAAGAGTTCTGCCAGTACCGCAGAACCAAGGAAGAATTTGCTTTTCAGAAGGTGGCGACATATACCACATGGATGGTCTTCAATGAAAGGCAACTGTTCTCTTTAGACAACCAAATCAGTATTCCCGAAGTAGGGATCAGAATCAAGGTGGGACGCCATGTTGATACGGTCAAGGGAACGTGGGAGTTTTTGAAGGACGAATTAGTACCGCCACTGATTCCGGGTAATGATAAGCGAGCTTCTGGGTTTGTTATTAACGGGGTCGATCCCCAACACCGGTTTGACAGAATGTTCTATCGGGTGGGGAAAGAAATCTTCGAAGTGGATTTGGACAGGGATCCCAATCAAACGCCGGGCGTTTATATCGGCGTGTGGAATCGGTTGAATCAGCTGGATGATTCAGTCAGGCAAGATATAGTGCACATTTCTCTTGAGGATGCAGCGAGCGGGAAGAACCCATCTGGCATTCAGATGTACCCCAGTATTCTCGAAGCTATTCTGGGTAAACCAGAACATCCGAAAGAAGAGAAAGTGAAAGAAGAGAAGAAAGAATCAGTTTGGGAAGAAAAGGACCAGAAAGCCAAGGTCTCCCATACGTGGGTGAAAGTGGCAGCCGACTTCTTAAAGAACGTTCTCCCAGCGGCAGTTACGATTGTCAAGGGAATCTTCTCATTGATAGGGAAGTTTAAGAAACTCCCCGTTTAATTTAAAAGAGGTGTACGGTGGATAAAGAGTTATTTGACGATATCACTGAGACTTTGCCGAAGTTCAATCCCGACATTGCAAAAGGATACGCAGTCAAGGACATGGCAGATTCGGAAGAGTATATCCGCCGAATTGCAGAATGTGCGGCTGAAGATTTTCCAGAGGGGTTAGAGTTCGTAAACCTGCGGCTGTTAACACCACGGGAAGAGTTTCGTGTCCTGCAAGATACCAAAGCACGTAACCAGCGTCGCCGAGAAATCGACATTGCACAAACCGATGTCGTGATGGCTGAGTTGAAGTTACGTTTCGGTGACCAAACACTCATCCGTAACATCAATATCCCGTTCATGCGCGAAGCCGGGACGATTTACCTGAGCGGTTCCCGTGCAACGATTCACCCGATCTTGGCCGACCTGGTCTTCAGCGTGGTGGATAATGGGCTGTTCGTCATTTTGTTCCGAGCGAAGTTCACCCTGAAACGAGCCAACGTTTCCGTGATTCGTGATGGGGAATCTCTCCCAGCCCAGATCATTTGGGGCAACATCTATCAGGGTAAGAACAGCGCGCAGGA